TAATCCCTGAGTAAATGTGTATGCCTCTGCATTTTCTGTGAATATAAATGCTGTATCAGGATTTTTTTGAGGGTCTCCCTTTCTATATCCAGTAGTAGATACTGAAACATTCTGAGACACCTGTGTAGGCTGTTGAGGTTGAGTTTGATTATCTTTAAGCGAGCTAGCACTATTTTGAAGAATATTTCTTATAACTTGTTTCTCTTCATCAGTAATATCATATAGGTCTTTTCCTAACTCATTACCTACAACATCCCCTCTTGTTCCTATGAGGGCTGCATTAGGAGTAATAGTAGGCTCTTCAGTAGTTACAAAAGCTTTTTTATTGTAGTCCCAAGTCTTCCATTGTTTTACTCTCCTGTCATAAAGATATACAGGAATGCCTCTCTGAATACCTCTTGTTGTAGCATATCCAGTACCGCCATCTACATATCCATTACTGCCTATTGTGCCAATAGCAAACACAGCATCTGCTTTATCAGCTTGCATCATATCTCTTCTCACAAGCTTTCCAGCATATGTGTCAGCAGGAAGTTCTCTTCTTCCAAGTATTTTTACTACTTCCCTATACTCTTTGCCTAACTTGTTTTTCCACTCTTGAGAAAGAGCATCCCACTCTTTGACGGTATAATCTTTCAGATTAAGACCTAAAGCCTTTGCTTCCAGTCTCCAAGCCTTATCAGAACCCTCTGCACCCCCAGAATAGAATTCCTGCTTTTTCTGTTCAATAGCTTCAACCAATATATTATTTCTCTGCCTATACTCTTTTACTTCTTGAGGACTGGGAATAGAATCTACTTCTTTTCCTTCAGTCATAGCCATAATAGTGGCATGAACAGCAAGCTTGCTTATACCAAGTTCTTTAGAGTACCTCTCAAGGTCATCATTGGATACAAAAATACAATTGGCCATATTTTATAGTTTAATTACTTTCAATTAACTACAAATATAACACAATTTTAATTCAACTAATTAGTATAAGCAGTTTTATATACCAGTAAATAAAGAGTAAGTATAGATTATATGTTAAAATAGATACTCCTCTACATATATTAAGGATTACTTTTATACATAAAAAAGAATAGCAAGGTGTGATACCTTGCTATTCTGCTGACATTATATAAGAACCACGATTACATAATGTCAACTAACTTATTAGTTAATACTTGAATATCTGGATCAGCAGTCTTAGATGCTCTTTGTTCAAAGAATCCATTTTTGCCTTTCCAGTCATCCTCAAAGCCACATACATAGCCTTCAGATTTAAGAGCTAGCGGTAGAATATGTCTCGCATCTTGAGGAAGAAGGCCTTTTTCCCTAAGAAACAGATAATCATCCTCTATATTCTGAAGAGTCTTCTCAAACCTCGCACAGGCAAGCTTATGATTTATTGAGTCCTCTTCAGACCAGTACCAAGCTGGCTTTATAAAGGTAAGCTCAGAGCCAAACTTGTCCTTGTCATATCCTATCCATCTTGTAGATTCCCATAGGAAACTAAACACACGATGCCTTGTGACCTCTTGTTGAATAGCTCTTGAGCATATCCAATGAGTATTGATTCTTTTCTGATGAAAGTCAGTAGGCTCAGTGAGATACTTCAGATCTTTTTGCCTATTGTTTTCATATATAACCCTAAGATTAGTGGTAACATACGTCTTATCCTCTCCAAGAAGAGTCTTAGAATACTTGTTATTCCTATAGAAGAACTCTGTGAACACAGTGTTACTACTGCTTGGAATAGTGAGATACACAGTGCCAAACTCAAATGGAGACAAGTGTCCCATAGACAAGAGCTTATCACAAAACTCTTTATAAGAGTCATCTGTAATCTTCTCTTCTGACAGGTGTGATACTCTGGCAGCCAATTCAACTGCTTTTAATGCTCCTTCAAAAGTAGGTTCTTGGGGAATAACCTCAACAAAAGAATCAATAAGTTTCATGCTAATCTATATTTATGTCATCAACATTCCAATCTTCTATTCTCTTAAGAAGGTCTTCTTGGGTGTTATAGTAAACATCAAGTAAGGCATCTTGCTCATCGTAATCTTCAGGGACAGTGATAGTAACTGTCTTGGTGATAGTAGCTGCCACATCAAATGAGAGCTTCTTGTCTTTTTGATTCCAAGGAGCATTTTTATCATAATCGGCATCAGGAAATCCCATCTTGTGTTCTATAATAAAGACTGATTCTCTCAGCACTGTTTTTCCAAGTGATGAACTCAATATCACTTCTTTCTAAAGTGTCTTTATTGACAACCACAACATCAGCTGTATCTGGATATACAGAAAGAGAATCAATGAGAGTTTTTACTTTCATATAAACTTATTATATGCCTAATATCATATATAGAAATAAGACCAACTCTATGGTCTACAAGCTCGTTGTCATCAGTATAAAATTCGGTGTATGGAACCTTATAGAGTTTGTTCCTGCAAGCAAGTTTATCAAGAGTTTTGAACTTTATACCAGATGCTTTCAGATTCTGTTCAACAGTCTTGCATATACCACAAGAGTCAGTCTTATATTCTATAGCGTACATAATGATAAATTAGCTTGCGCTAAGTTACAGAACTAATCTCAAATAGACAATAGTCTAAATAAGATGATTAGTGCTTCCAAAATTCTCCTACCTCAGCCTCTGCTGGAATAGGGAGAGACTTACAGAATTTAGCGGCGCTTTGCTCCATTATATTCTCAAGAGTCTTAGGAAAGTCAGTCAAAGACTCATCATAGTCACAGACAATCTCATCATGAACAGCAGCACAGATATGTATTCTGCCAAATAGATTATTGTCTATAATATAGTTAAATAATTGAGTCAGAGCATCTTTCATGATCACTGCGCCAGTACCCTGAGTGACAGAATTTCTAGCCATCCTATCATACTTACTGGCAGCTTGGAAATGCTCTCTTACCATCATAGCCACAGAATCTCCTGTGCCTTTATGATGAAGTCTGTAATCATCCCAGAATTCTGAAGTGAATGACTTCTGCCTCTCTAACCAATCCTTGTGATCCCACCAGTACATTCTATGACCAGTGTACTTGCACATGATTATATAGCCATTATCTCTCACAAACTTGCTTCCTCTTTTAGCGAAAGCAGTCATTCCAGCAAATGCCTTATCAAGCTTATCAACTACCTCTTGAGCCTCTTCTACACTGCATCCAGCAGTTTGAGATAGTGTTGGAGCAGCGGCTCCGAACATGTACCCGAACTCGAAACCCTTGACCTTCTTCCTCCATTGGGGTGCTTTGTGCTTCACTTCAGTAGCGTCTTTGCACCCGAGCTCTTTACACTCCTTGTTATAAACAATCCATGCAAACATATTATGAGTGTCCTTGGAACCTTCCGTGAACTCTTTAAGGAACTCTTTGTCTTGATATATATCAGCTCCAAGGCGCGACTCCTCAGCGCTGAAATCAGCTGATACCATCTTATAACCTTCTGGAGCTACAAAACAAGACCTTGTAATCTCGTCTGAAGGAAGCTGCTGAAGATTCTGATAGGTACATCTTGAAGGACTGAGTTTCTTGAACTTAGCCAAGTCAGTATTAGGTTGTCTGCTTCCGCAAGACATCCTCCCGGATGCCGCCCCAAGTTGATGCCACGCCGTGTGCAGTCTTCCAGTCCTAGGATTTATGGCGTCAAGATGCCCTTGTCCATAAGTGGTGCAGACTTTCTGATGCTCCTTATACTCAAAGTAAAGATTAAGAAATTCATCATCTATTCCTTTTTGTCCTTTGAGCTGCTTTTCAAGGACTGAGTCTTTGTCCTCACCTGACTTCTTATCCTTGACAGAAGTATCAAAACCAAGATGCTTAGCATACTCAACAACCTGTTTAGGAGAATCCCAGTTTATATTACATTTAGGAGTAAGGTCGACAAATATGTTATCATACTTTTTTTAATTTATGCATCTCTTACAGTTCCTATTACTGCAAGTTCGGACTATATCATCACCCTAATATTGAGGGTGGTGGGTACTCGTGTCAGTATTATATTCTGCATTGCAGTTTCAACTGTTAGTCTCTGAACCTTCCAGCTTTGTTAAAGGCTGGCTCGGCTGCTGATTTGGAGTCTCACCATTCCAGCAATTCTCCCACTTTACAACCCCCATTTCTGGAGGAAGGGGCCCGACTTTAGTAAATAATAATCCTTTATATGGTTTCCCTGTATTAACATACTTAGCAACCATCTTTTTTGATATATAGTAACCTTTTGCACTATGAGGCCCAATTTGAATTCCAGGAATTATATTATTTGTAGTATACTCCTGAATATCTAATTGACCTCTAAATGTTGCAATTGGACTGCCTTCTATGTTAGAAACAAGAATAGAAATCTTATGGCCTCTCATAAGCATTCCATATTCAGGCCTTTTCTTTCCTTTGTATTGGCACTCCCGATGGTGTACAACAATTTCTCCAGATGCATATTTACGTTTTAAAGTTTCAGATATTTGCTTGTTTGTCTGCTCACTTCTCATCTTTCTATATACATTTGGGTCAAGATTATATCCTTTTTCTTTGTTGTACACACCTAAAGTATTAATATATTCTTGTTCCTTGTCTCTAATATCATCTAAAGACGTACCGAAATACAGAATAGAGAACTCAAGATTCTCTTCACCATATTTATTATATGCTCCCTGTAAATGTGTATTAGGATGCTTATTTATTCTCATTTTATTAATATGAGTTCTAAATCTCACCTTAAAAGAATCTACGGTACTTCCTATATACATTTTACCATTGCATAAATTTAGGATTCTGTAAACCCCCTTTTTTCTCAAATCACTCAAGTCATCAATCTTCAATGTCATCCTGTACAATATTTTATGCACAAAATTACATAGAATGTTTAACTAGAAATGAGGATTAAGGGATTCATTTAATACTTCTAAAGTTTCTTGCTATTAACCCCTCAAAAAGGTCACCTTGCCTATCAATATAATAATACTTCTCATCTCCCTTGGATACCACATACTCATCAAGAGCTTTCTTAGCGGCATCTCTAAGGCTGACATCACTGAGCATCTTTTGTTTCCACTTCTGCTCATCAAGCTTAATTCCACACCATTCAAGATAAGCTATAGCTGGAACAGCGTCACATTCAAGCTTTGCTCCTATAAGACCATTAGCTTTCCTGCAATCCTCTATTTGAGATTTCATTATCTCACATAGATACTGAACATCAGCTGCGGCATATTCTATTACTCTTGTGTCAAGACCTCTCCAGATAATCTCACCTCTAACAGATTTGTCAAGATGCAGTCCCAATCTCCTTTCAGCTATAGCAGCCAATGAGTAAGACATCATGCCTGATGGATATCCAAGATGAAGGAACTGCTCTACAATCATAGTATCATATATTTTTCTTGGAATGATGCCGTAATTATAGAGGAACTGGAGATCAAACTTCAGATTCTGACCTACACAATAATACTCCTCGAGGACATGTTTGTAGAGTTTGATATCGACTGTTGCACAGTCAATGACTATCTGCTTGTCCCCCTCCCTATTACCTATCTGAAAGCATAAAAGGTCATTAATATGCGGATCACGGCCCGTGGTCTCTGAGTCTATCTGAATCATTGGACCCCAACCAGATAATATCTCCAAAGACTCCTCTGGAGATATTATCATATAGGAGTCATTCTCAAATAGCTCTTGATTTAAAGTAACAAGATATATCATTTTTTCATATATGCCACATTCTTGGCAAAATCAAGAACCCATTTATTAGCACGTAGGAAATTAGAGCCAAGGATACCATGGATTGTCATACCGTCAGTTTTCTTTATATAATCAAATGGTTGGCTCAAGTCCTCAACAAAGAACGGAATACTGAATACAGTATTTCCCAAATTGAATTTGACTTGTGCCTTATCCTTTGATGTCTCTATAACTCCTGCTCCAGTGCTCATAGATGATGATGAAGCCTCAGATGTGCTCTCAATGTCAAGATTATCAATAACTCTCTTGTCAAGGTGGCACCCGTTGCTTCCTGAATCAAGAATAAATCTATATTTTCTCTCGTTATTGCTGAGCACAAGGACAGGAAGCTCTATGATATCCATGGCTTCATTAAAAGAGTAAACAGTATCAGTATCTGGCTTAGTTCTGTCAAATAACACAACCACACAATACGACAACGCACAGACAATAATTACCAATAATACTAAACTTACAATCATACTGAATCTAAAAATATATTAAAGCAGTGAATGCTGCTATCGGTTATCTATTAATCACTTTCCTCTACTAGTTTTTTAATTTGATGATATTCTGGATAAATTCTTGGATAATCCTCCGCATCCAAGGCTCTGTTGTAATGGAATATGACAGATGAATGATCTATTCCTAAGGCCTTGGCTATAGAATGATATGTGAATCCTTTGTCTCTTAATATTTTACAGACTACTCTTCTTGCACATACTATGTTAACCTCTCTTGATTTGCTGTGTACATTTATACCAGATTTATCTAAGATGATATCACATAGTCTATTGCACTCATTAGCGCACCTCTTGTCTCTCTCTGTTAAGAGAGCGTCTTGGTTTATAACATTAAGTCTTCTTGCTATTGCTGCTCTCTGATGAGCATCTAAGTCATCAAGAAGTTTAAGACAAAGTTCAAAACTGTTCATTACTTATAGTAAGAGTCTATCCAAGCTCTAAGATTATTAGGTAATACTTGAGAGATTCCTTCAGGAACCTCAGGATTTTGTTTGAGATAGGAATCAAGAGTTCTCACAAGCTCTCTCCAGTTAGGAACCTCATTCCTGCCATAGGTGAATGGTAACTCAGATCTGGTTTCATTGAATACCCAAGAGAGCGGAATCTTTGGCTGACCAATCTGATTATTGACAACCACAAACCTATAGTCAAGCAACTTGTAATTCTTGAATACCTCACTCTTGTCCATATTCTGTCTGATAATATACCAGTACAACTGAGCCTGAATAAAGTATCTCCAGTCAATGAATGACTTATAGAAGTCCCATTCCTTATGGCTTGAGGTCTTCAAATCAATAGGACAGACAAACTTGTTTATATTATCAACATAAAGCAAGTCTGCCATGCATCTTAAATCATAGTCCTCAAACTTACCTTTGAATTTTAGTTGATAGCATCTTTCAATATCATCATTGAATGGGTCATCATCAGCAAAGTATACCTGTGTAGATGAGGATGTCTTCAAAGAGTCAACAGCTTTAAGAGCATCATTGTATACTTCATTACTGATTAGTGTCTTGCTATCAGATACAGTAAGAAGGTCATAATACTCTTTACCACATTCCCTTATTACCTTTATTCTCGTTTCCGCTTTCCAGTTCATCTGAAACTGATTCTCCTCAATAGCGGAATTAAAGACATCATCAGGTATCTGTTCCCATGGTGTGTTGCCCATAGTCCTCAAGTATATACTTTTGATAACCTTTATTCTGCTATCAGCAAGCTCAGGGAAATCAGCGACAAGGAATCTCTCATTGAACTCATCTTTTGAGCCTGTGATAAGGCAATCAACAAGAGAGCCATAAGTAAGAGATGGGGAATCAACCCCGTCAAACAGAGAGCTTAAGTTATTAAAGCCCTCTCTCTGGAACTTGGCAAGGGTTGAATAGCTATATGCTGGATCTTGCCTATAAACATTCTCAGGAACATCCCAAGCTATAGAAGATAAACTTACTCTAGACATAAACTCTTTATCTTTAAAATACTGTTTTTTAGTCCTCTTATAGTATGAACTTCGATAAAAACGCTGTTCGGATTGTCTTTAATCATGTTAAGGAACATCTTTTTCTTTATGACATACCTGTCAGTAGCCCATCCTTTAACTTCCATATACACCGTGTACTTATCTATAGTAGCGACAAAATCAGGAGTATATGTTATGGCTCTTGTCTTTTCCCAGTGTTCCACAGAGTCAATATAATAAGGATTCACAGACTTAAAGCCCTCTTGAAGAACTATCTTTTCAGGCTCATAGAGAAACTGTAGCCCCTGCCTCTCAAGCTCTTTACAGACACTTACCTCAAGCTTGCTTCTGTATTTGGTGCCATTATAGACAAGCCCGTCAGCATTTCTTACCTTTTTATTCATACTATACCCAACTAATGATACTTTTACCAGCCATCCTTAAGAATCCATTAACCTGATTGAACACATCAGGAAAAGGAGTCGATGTTCTGACACAAAATGATGGGTGTACAGTAGACGCTATCCCAGCATTATCCCCTATATATGGTCTGAAGGAGTTAGCTATTCCTCCAGATAATATATATACAAGGTCTGGTTTTATCCAAGAAATCTTGGATAAGAAATCGCTGATTACAGGTCTCCATATCATAGTGTGTTTACCTATTTCACCTACCTTTGTAGTCAATGATGAGTTGAGCATCAGAACACCTTGCTCCTCCCAACTCTTAAGTGTGAGGTCAAAGTTACAATCTTCAACATTCTTATCCAAGTATTTGCAGGCATAGTTTCTTAGAATTTTAAGAGAGGGAGATATCCTTTCAGCTGGGGTTTCCTTCTTGTTTCCAAATGCTATACCCGTGGCAATACCTGATTGTGGGTAAGGGTCTTGACCAAGCCATACCACCTTAAGTTTCTCGTAAGGACAATATGCGAAAGCATCAAATAATGAATCAGCATTTGGAGTCACTGGTCCAGAAAGACTGTTCAGAGCTTTAGTCACAAGCTTACCATTTACAGGATATTTTCTTATGTTACTGACTTGCTCTAATGTACTCATACGCCTCCTCGCTTTTTAGGAATTTGGAAATATCATCTTGATAATTGATGCTGGTTGGCTTTGGTAAGCTGACAATATATTTATCAATATCATCTTCAACAACTATCTTAAGTCCATAATAATCTGCACCAACATAACTCAGTATCTGGCTCTTTATGCCATTATACCATATTGTTTTTGTATCAAGGATGAACTGCTTACTCAAGTGCGCTATATGACCAGTACCTTGTATAGACTTTCCTATTATATAAATAATATGAAAATGCCCAGAAGAGTCTCTTTCCATACCAATAACAGGATGAACATACACCTCTTTGTCTGATTTGCCTATTTTTATTCTTTTAACAAGTATAGAACTACCTGTAATTGAACCAGCGGCAGAGGAAAAAGACGTTTTTGTTTCTACAGTGCTTAATATTCTTAAAGGATAAAACTTAGGATGCTCCTGCTGTCTAGATGAATCCAGCACACAGTCATAGGGGCATTTTATGTAGAGTACAGAGTCTGTGGAATCATATGATGCCCCTATACTTGAATTTATAAACCTGTATATATTCATTATATGTCAGTTTTAAGCCACATCATTTCACCAAGATACTCTGTCTTGAATGGAATTTCTCTGGCTGCGCCGCCATCAAGTCCAGAAGCGACAAAGTTGACAAACACATTAGTGATTATAGAAGCTATCATGTTAGCCATGAATGAGGTTTGTTTATATGAGCAAATCTCTGAATCAGCCTCATAATCCTTAAACAATGTGTTCTTATACCTTTTCCAGTCACTTTCACAGTCTCCAGACACAGCGAATACCTGAAGAGTCTCAGCCGCTAACCTACCATCAATAAACAGGCACTCCTTCCTTTCTTCCTGAGGAAGTGCCTTAACAGTTTCCAGCCATGTATGAAACACAGTCTTTCTTGCTTCCATAGAATCAAGACATGCGATGACTATGTTTGAATGCAGACTTCCAGCTACAAACTTTTCATTCACCACAGTAGTGTTATAGTAGTAGCTATATTTAGTTATGGCATTGGCGACAGCATCAACCTTGTATTTGTCAACATCTTCAGTAGAATAAAACTGTCCAGACAGATTTCCAAGTTCCACAATATCATCATCGTAAAGC